TATATTTTTTGAATAACTTCTAAAGGATTAATTCCCATTTCCATCATTGCTCTGACTGTTACCCATAAAAGATCTCCTAAACCGTCTTCTGTTTCTTGAAAATCATTTAATGCAATAGCATCTTGTGTTTCTTGCAATTCTTCTTTAATAAGTTTGATAGATAAATCTATTCTATCTTGTGAAGGAAATCCTTTTTCTTTCAAAATAGGTAAACCAAAAGTTTCACTCCAATCCTTGATCAAAGATACCACATCTTCATTATTTACTTTTTCCATAATTTTTATTTAATATTATAATCTTCCCCAAAAAATAGGTTTTGATTTTTTAGATTCAATGAGTAAATCAATTTGTTTAAAATTAAAACATTCCCATTTTCGATTTTCTTTAACTGCTTTCATCGGATGCTCGCACGAAAATACATGATGATTTTCACTCAATAGCTCACTATATTGCCTTGCTTCTTTTCCCCATAATAAAAATATAGTACCAGGTTTTTCTTTCTCAATAAGATAAATAATACTACCAAAAAACTTTTTCCATAATTCTCTATACTTTTTAGTATCTTCTTGGGGACAGGAAAAGCTTCTATTAAGCATTAAAATTCCTTGATTAGCCCAATGCTCAAAAGTAAAGTCAAAATCAAGGTACAACTCACCATATTGTGTTTCTATAACATTTCTAATTTCAATAGCAGAAGGATTATGATGAATACTCAATATATCTGAAAATGGTAAACCTCCTGTTCCTGTATCAGGTGAAGGATCTGTTCCTAAGACTACTACTCTTACATCTTCCCATTTACATAACTTAAAAGCTTTAAAAATATCTTTTTTTTGTGTTGGGTACATATCAGAAATAATATAATCAAATTCAATCTGTTTAATTAAATCTTCCATATAATCAGTTTTCAAAATAGGCTTTAGTTTCATTGCCCAACTTTCTCCAAGCTGTTTAACCCAAAATTCTTTACTTTTCATTCTTTTTATTTAACCATTTAATAAATCCTACACAAGCATAATATGTGTTAAACTTTTTTGTATTATCTGTTCCACTACTAATCATTTTAGGTTCTTTATGGTCTCGTGTTCCAATTGTTGTCCATGCTGTATTAATATTTACATTATAACCTAAATCTTCAATCTTTTTCACAAGTTCCATTAACATTCTCCAATCTTGCTTAAAGATATTATTATGATCTTTTAATGTTATTGTTTTAATAAATACTGTTTCTCCGTAAAAGAATTGATGTACTAATTTCCAATCTTCAAAATCTTGTTTTTCTTTTTTCATCGCTTTTTCATCAAATTTATTTTTTTGATAATAGCGTGAATAAATTGAGTTAAAGCTCCTACCTGTTAAGGTAGAAGCTTTTCTCAATGCATCAGATACATTAGAGCTTGTCGCTTTTGCCAAGCACAAGATAATAATCTGATCCTCCTCTTCTGTAAAAGGTCTTGCCATAATTGTATAAGATAAAAATAGGGGAGTCAAAACTCCCCTATTGGTTTTAATTCTTTTTTTGACGTAAAAGTATTTAATACTTTTTTACTTAACGTTTCTTGTTCAATATCTAATTTACTCCAAACTTCTTGTGAACCTAAATCAACCTGGTGTATATCAGAACTTAATCTTTGCTCCCACGCTTTTTTTAATTCAAGGTCCTTTTCAAGTATTTGAAATACTGTTTCTTGAGATTTACCACTCCAAAAATTATTTTGAAGAATTAATGCTTTTGCTTCCTTACTTACATGTGAGTAAAGACCTTCTTTTATTAATTCAAAATCTTTTTGGTATTTATCTAAAGGTTTAAATATTGCAACAAAACAATCTCTACAATCATAATCATCTACATAATTGGGAAAAGAGGTTAAAGTTGAGTAAAATGTATCAAAACTAACATCTCTGTAATTCTTAATAACTAAGAATACATAATCTCCTTCATATTTATCAATATGTGTGTTTTTAGCATACGCATTAATAAACCTATTAGTAAATTTTGTATAACCTCCTAATACTTGTACACGACAAGTAAAGGTTGCTTTTGGAATTTCTAATAAAGGAAATAAAAAAGTTGCTGTTTTAGTATATTTTACTTGATTCATAACTTAATATTAATTTCTCCTTTCTCGTAGTATTCCATCGGATAATCCCATTTGTCATTTTCTTTGTGCCATTGATAACGATTCATTGCGTCATAAAATCCTTCAATTTTATAAGCAGGTCTTTCGCCACCACATAGCCCAATAAAAAGAACATCTGGACCAACATTGAATACCATTGGTTGATGTACTAATTGTTTTTCTACAACTACATATTTAAAAGAATTTAGTTTATAACCATTTTCTATTAATGCTTTGACAGCAGGATGAAACATTAATCCTCTATAATATGTTGCTGCTTGAAAGTCATATCTATGTTTCCAAAATTCACTATTGAATCCATAAATAGATTTCGATGTTGTTTTAAAATCAATAGGTGTAATTTCTTTAGTATTATGATCAATTACAACTCTATCTAATTCTCCTTTAATCTTTGTTTCTTTGTGTTCAAATTGAATTATAAATCTATCCCAGAATTCAATACCTTTTTCTTTACGAGTATATTTTTTAGTAAAATCGTTAGCTTTAAGAGCCATCATACAATTTACTGCTTTTGCATATTCTGTTTCAGTAATAGGTGTTTTTCCTACGGTAGTTTTTAATAATTCAAAATATTCACTTCCTTGTTTAATAACAGTAGCAACTACTGTATCATCTTTATAGTTAGGATAATAATTAAACGCTCTTGCTTTGTATAAGATATGTGTTTTATAATATTCTAATAATGATATAGTTGTTTCTTCTGCTTCTGCTAAAAGACTTGCCGTTAAAAATATTTCATCAATAATCGGTTTTAATGTATCACTACATTTTGTTGTATCAGGTATTCTTACAAACTGATCGTCAAATTCTTCTTTATTACCCACCAACATTATATCAACTGCTCTTCCAAATACAAAGTGGTCTTTTTCAAAACCTTCTTCTTCAGAATACTTTTTTAAAGCACTTAAATATTGTTGAGGATGAGTAATTATTTTTTTTAAAGAGCTTTGATTTACTCCATCTAATTCTTTGTAACTACTCATTTTTTATTGTTTTAATTGTGTACACTAATTTTCGATCTTTGAATTGTGTAACAGGTACAAATTCATAAGATGTTTTACGAAGATGTTGTACATTATCATCAGGAAGAATTCCTTTTTTAATAACTACATCATCCAAGCATTTTAACCATATTAGTGCTAAATTTCCTATATCCCAATTAGCCTCATAATTTTTAGGTGCAGGTTGCCAACTAACTTTTCTTTTACCTGTTTCTTTATCAAGTACCATTTTCATTCCTCCAAAATTAATTGGACAATATACTTTTAATTCAGTTTCAACAGGTCCTTTGATAGTTAATTGTTCAGGTATATGTTTTTCAATATATCCGTGCATAGCTGCAATTAATGAAGCTCTTTTTGAAAAATGTATTCCCGTATGTATTTTATTGTATCCTATTTTAAAGAATTCTTTTTTATTTACAGGTATATGTGTTATAAATTCAGGAAATGTGAGTGTTAATTCTTTTATTTCACTTGCCATTTCATATAATTGTATTAATTAAATTCTGTGTTATTCTCGATGCTTCTTCTTTCCCTACCTTTTTTACAAGATCTGAAAAATCTGTTACATCAGATAGATTGGGTACAAAAAAATGATAAATGCCATATTCATTAGTAAAATCTTCAGAAAGTTTTCTTCCTGCTTCATCATTATCAAATAAACATATTACATTTTTAAACCTTCTTCTATATTCTTGCATAACTGTATGTTTCATCATTACACTTTCTGATTGAAGACCTATACTATTTATTCCCATACAATCATGAAGACTCATTACATCTTTCAGTGATTTAGTGATAATTAATAAGTCTCCTGTTTCAGGTAATTTAGTGTAACCTTGATGAACAGTATAGTTAGCATTGTTAATCCATTTTCTTTTTTTCTCTTCTAACGGTTGATAAATTTTAAAAGAGTTTTGATTGTCTTTTGTTTCTAAATAGGCATACGCCAACGTTTTAATAGTAAAAGGATTTTCATTATAAAAAACATGACTTATTGGATAAACATCAAACTTTTGTAACGTTGTTTTTGTAATTCCAAATTGTTCCCAATAATTTTTGTCTTGTATTTGCCATTTACGAATTTTGATCCCTAATTCTACTTTTTCTTTTTGTTCAATTTTTGTGTATTGAACTTTAACTTTATCAATATCTACTGTTAAAGAACCCAGACCTAAATCAACAGCAATTTTTAATAAAGCTTTTTTGTAATCAATGTTAAATAGTTTCATTACCATAATTACACAATCTCCTGATTCTTTAGTTGCCATATCACGAAACATAAGAATATTTCTTTTATCTCTATGAAAATAAAGGGCAAATGATGGAACTCTATCATTCCTTAAAGGACTATGATAAAATCCTAATTTACTTACATCTTCTCCAATGTAGTAACTATAAATTTGTTCTTGTGTAACATGTTTTAGTATATCTTCTAAACTAATAATTGGATTATATACTATCGAATTTAAATTAACTTCTCCCATAATTTAAAACAGAGAGGGGTATCAACACCCCTCTCCACAAAATTAATGAATTTTATTAATCCCAATCATCTGTTATGGTTGCAGCAGGAGCACTAGAACTTCCTCCAACAGGATCAGAAGCTAGTCTTACCAAATTATCTGCTTTACCTGCTACCAAACGAGTATCTGCTTCAGCAACACTCATTGGTTCCATAAAAGGAACCCAAGAACGAGGTTGAATAAAACTTTTTGGATAATCAGGTGTTCCGTAATTTGCAAATACACGGAATTTAAGACCACTTTGAAGACCGTCACGAATAAGTTTCATACAACCATCTAAAAATCCTTGAGCATCACTAGGAAGAGCTGGAATTACATATCCTGCTCCATATATTGAATGAAGAATATGTTTCATGATCGTTCCTTGCTTTTTTAGCAATTCTTCTGTTGTTGCAAAAGCAGTAGCTTTAGTAACATACCAAAATGAAGTATTTGCTTCTGCACCATTTTCATCTGTAAATGTTAATTTATAATCAGGTGCATTTTCTTTATCTTCAGGTTTCTTTTTAGAAATAGAAACTACAACATTATTTACTAATCCTGCATTTCCATCATTAAAAATAGCTTTACCTTCTTTCGCATTATACGAATCATCATTTAAATTAATTGACATATCTTTTGATTTTTATTATTAATATTTTTTGTAATTGATTAGTCCCAGTTTTCTTCATCTGCTTCTTCTGCTACAGCATGAGCCATTGCATTTAAAGATTCAGAAGATTCTTCTGTAGTTTCGTCAATAATTTCATACATTGTTCCACCTTCAGGCGTTGCAGGAATAGATGATAGATCAGCTTCTAATGATTGCTCATCAGAAATTTCTCCTAATTCCATTTTAGCAAACTCAATCACCTCTCTTTGCCCATACATTTGATGACCTAGAGGAGAAAGTTCAAATACTCCTTCTTGACCAACATTTGCAATAGAAAGATCAAAATGATTTTCTACACTATTATCTAAGCTTAACAGTTTAGTGATATATTCAAATGTTTTCTTATCACTAAAAGTACAAGTTTTAGTAAGTTTAAAACTTCCTTCGCTTGTAGACTTACGAACATAAATTTGTTGCCCACTCATTGTAAAAGCAAAAATAATTGAATCTTCTCCTTGAATATTCATTAATTCTTGTGCTGCTCGGTTAAAAGAAATCTTTCTTCCTGCACCTTTACCTGTTAAAGCTGCCATTGTTACTACAGGTGTTGTAAATTGTTCTTCTTTTTTAGAACGTTGTGTTGGGATTACTCCCCAGTTTAAATCTTGCATTGCTGTCTATTTTTAATTATTATTTTAAATTCCGTAATATTCACGAATTGCTTTATTTACTTCGACCATATCATTGTCGATTAATTGCTCTTCAAACATTTCCATTGGACTCTTACAAGTATCATTAGAATTAATAGTTCTAAATACATGTCTATTAGGTTGACCAGGAGTTTTTACAACTTCTGCATAAAGAACAATAGAACTAAATGATTCAGGAACAAAACGTTCTAACATTTTTCCTTGAGTTCCAATACGCTCTGTTGAAAAACCTGATTCATCATAATGAGTTTCAGGGTGAGCAAATAAGTAAACAATAATATCTTCTCGAAGCTTATCATTGATAATATTAATCAAGTCATATTGAGATGCTGCAAATTTTGAATATTTTTCAAAACCTTTTTCTCCTCTAAATGTAGGATTCATAATAGCATCTGTCATAATTCTTGACCAAGTATCTATAACTATTGTTTTAATACTTGGATTTTTGTGACATTCTTTTAATTTTTCAATTACTTTATGTACGTCTGAGGTTTTAAGATAATTACCTTTACCTTCATTGTACTTTAAAGCAAATTGCTTAAAAGGAAGTGCTTTTTGGTCTGTATTAATTAAGACCGTTTCATCAGGATTTAAATTCCTTAATGAGGTAGATTTACCTGTCCCCGATTTACCGACGACAAATACAAGTTGTCCCATAAATTTTATGATTTTTAATATGTTTTTTGCGTATTAAAGATACGCATTTTCAA